AAATGGTTTAGCTCAAGCTCATGAAAATTTAAAAGAAAAATTATTTACTCGATTTCAATTTTATGTTGATGTTTATAATAAAATGTCAGATATTTCCGGCTGGGATCGCCTTTTACCTATACTCGAAGAAGTTTATAAATGTAGAAGACGTCTCTATGGCCAAATGAATGAAAAAGAAACTAAAGTTCATGATTATATTGCTTGTCATATGAATAAACCTTTTTGTTGTTTATACAATGGAGAAATAATACAACGAGAAACTGGTAATTGTTCTGGTAGTGGTAAGACCACAATGGATAATACCATAGCTCATATTATGATAGAAATGTATACTCTTATTACCATGTATTATGAAAAACATGGTTGTTTACCTGAGTATGAGTTTATTGTTGATAATGTTGTTATTTCCCTTTTTGGAGATGATGATCTTTCATCATATTATTTACCCGATTGGGTAGATGGTTTACGAAATGAAGATTATGCAATTAATTTTGAAACTAGATATAAACAAATTTATAATGAATTTAATTTAAAAATAAAAGACAAAGCGTACAAAGGACAATTTAATACTATAGAGGGTCTGGAATTCCTTGGAAATACATTTATAAAAAGTAAAAATGGAAAATTATGGAATGGAGCCCCTAGATATTCTAAAATATGTACTTCAATAATATATTGTTTAGAAAGAGAAAGAGATGCACAACAGTATTGCGCTCTTATAGAAGCGGCTATGAATTTAACTGATTTTGTGGATACTGATGAAAGTTTAAGAATAAGAAATTTTTGTAAAGCATACTCGTCCTTTTTATTACAACAATCTTTGGTAATAGATAAATTACCACAATCTAATGTAGAATTTCTCCTGTTAGTAGCACGAGGTGAGTACAATAATAAATTGTTAACTTATGGATTTGAGAGTTCATTGGTTAACCTTTTTGAATCACCACCTGAGACTTTGGGTTATTTTTTTTTTCAAAGTGCAAGTGCTGGGTGGAAGGAGGGTTTTAAAAACGAAATGGATAAATATAATATTCTTCAGATTTCGGTTGGAGAAATTCCATTAGAATTTAAATATAATGAGAGTGAAGCTTTTTGGGAATTAAGTACCGAAAGCACACTCTCTTTTAAAAAAATATTTTCTGCAGGATCCGGATATGTTGGATTGCTTCAGGAATATT